AGGCCAGACCCTGACTGGACTCGGCAAATGGTGGGGCAGAAAGCCACTCATCCTCGTAAGGGCGGCTTTGCTTGGCCTTTTGATGTCTGCAAGCGACAACCCCAAAAAGGATCGGGAGATCTTTTTAAAAGCACTGACAATGGATGAAGAAGGGCTGTGGCTGAGGAAAAATAAATCAATCCCTCCAAAGGAAATATATGATAATCTTACCCCCGGCGAAAGAAAACGGTATTTTAAAGAAGAGCAGATAGGCAAACCGGCTTATAAAAAAAAGATAAAAAGGGAAGAAAAAGAAAACCTACAGCGGCTGGTCTTTAACAGGCTGTCGTATGACAAGAAATTAACTTACTGCAAAAGGCCTGAAGAGGTGGATAACCTTCCTGAAGCAGAGTGGGAAAAGATTAATGAACACCTTGGAACAAAGGCTGCCAACCTGCAGGAACTGGTCCAGGAACTTGGCAGGAGAAGGTTTGGCAAGATCCCTGTCGTTGGCGACTGCTTTTGCGGCGGCGGGAGCGTCCCCTTTGAAGCGGCAAGGATGGGCTGTGATGTTTATGCCTCAGATTTAAACCCCATTGCCATGCTTTTGACCTGGGCTGCTCTTAATATCAACGGCAGTTCTGATGAAGAAATAAAAGAGTTAAGAGAGTTTCAGGAAAAGATATTTGAACTCGCGGATAAACAAATCACCGAGTGGGGGATAGAGCACAACGAAGAAGGAGACAGGGCAAACTCGTATCTGTACTGTAATGAGACGGTCTGTCCCGAATGCGCGTGGCGCGTGCCCCTGGCACCCTCCTGGGTGATCGGCAAAGGAACTAATACTGTTGCCATTTTAAAGGAAAATGCAAATAAAGGCTTTGACATCGAAATTAAGTCTAATGCAACAAAGGAAGAGATGAAGCAGGCCGAGGCTATGGCGACGGTCAAAGACAGCAGCCTGTACTGCCCCCACTGCAGAAATTCCACTCCTATTGCCGCCATCCGCAAAGACAGAGTGCACGATGGCGGGACGGTGGAATACGGCCTGCGCCGCTGGGAAGCCGATGAATTTATCCCCCGTCCCGACGATGTCTTTCAAGAGCGGCTCTACTGCATCAGGTATGAAAGAGAGTATGTGGATGAAAAGGGGAAGGTCAAGACCGAAAGGTATTACACTGCTCCTGCCGAAGAGGATTTAGAAAGAGAGCAAGAGGTAGTAGAGCTTCTTAAGGAAAGGTTTAGTGAGTGGCAGGAGAAGGGGTATATACCAAGCAGCAGGATTGAAGAAGGGGACGAAACCTCACGATTAATGAGGGAAAGAGGCTGGACCTACTGGCACCAGCTGTTCAATCCCAGGCAGCTTTTGGTGCACGGGCTGCTGATGGAGCTGATTGATAAGCATGCAAGGACGAAGAAGGAGAAGGTTGTGGGGCTGCTGGGGGTGAATAAGTGTTGTGATTGGAATTCGAAATTGGGAGTATGGCATTCAGGAGCTGGAGTGGAGAACTCACAAAATACATTCCTTAATCAGGCATTAAATACTCTTTACAATTATGGGGCTCGTGGATTAATAAATTTAAAAAATAGTTGGTTATTTTCCATTAATAGCTTTACGATTAGGCATAATAAATTTATTTTAACAACATCTGATGCTCGCCAGATAGATAGTATTGTTAATATCTGGCTCACTGATCCACCCTATGCCGATGCGATCAACTACCACGAACTTTCTGAATTCTTCTTAGCCTGGGACAAAAAGATGCTCCTCGATATCTTCCCCGACTGGTATACCGACAGCAAAAGGGCCCTGGCGGTAAAGGGGACGGGGGAGAGCTTCAACCAGAGCATGGTGGAGATATATCGGAATCTGGCGGAACACATGCCGGAGGACGGTATGCAGATTGTCATGTTTACCCACCAGAACGTAAGTGTGTGGGCGGATTTGACCCTGATCCTCTGGGCGGCGGGCTTAAGGGTAACGGCGGCCTGGAATATAGCCACGGAAACCGATGCCAGCGGCCTGAAGCAGGGCAACTATGTTAAAGGAACTGTCCTTTTAGTCCTGCGTAAACAGACATCCGAAGAAACGGCCTATCTTGACGAGCTTTATCCGGAGATCGAGCTGGAAGTGAAAAGGCAGATTGACAGCATGGGGGAGCTGGACGACAGGGAAGACCCCAATTTCAGCGATGCAGATTTTCTCCTGGCTGCCTATGCGGCTTCCCTGAAGGTATTGACCTCTTACAAGCGGATCGAGGATATTGATGTAAACTACGAGCTTTCCAGGAGCAGGGCTCCTGGCGAAGAGTCTCCCGTAGAGAAAATCATCAATGAGGCGGTAAAAATTGCTTACGACTATCTAACACCAGATGGTTTTGATGATTATCTGTGGAAGAGGCTAATGCCCGAAGAAAGGTTCTACATCAAAGGGCTCGACATAGAAAAGGACGGAGAATACCGGATTGGGGCTTACCAGGAACTGGCCAGGGGGTTTGGTGTAAAAGAATATAAAAACCTTCTTGCTTCTACCCGCGCCAATCAGGCAAGGGTCAAGACTGCCATGGAATTCGGCATGCGAGGCTTGAGCGGTGCTGATCGATTCAGCAGTTCCCTGCTCCGCAATGTCCTGGCAGCTCTCCATCAGGCGATTAAAGCCGAAGATACCGTGAAGGGCAGAAACTGGATGAAAAATGAGCTGCCCAACTACTGGAACCAGCGAAACACAATCGCGGCCATCCTTGATTATCTTTCTGCCCTCGAGCATATTGAAACAATGCCTCACTGGAAGGAAGAGGCAAGATATGCCAGGCTCCTTGCCGAGCTTATCAAGAATGACAGTATATAAGCGGGTGAAGAAAAATGATTTATCGATATTCTTCCAGGCGAAAGAAACTGGATTCTGTTTTCCTTAATGAGAAGTTAAAAGGGGCTTTAGGCTACGACAGGATTGCGGGTTATTTCAGCTCCTCCATCCTGGAGATAGCGGGAGAAGCCCTTGAAGAAATCGAAGGGTGTGTCAGGGTTGTCTGCAATGCGGAAATGCAAAAGGCGGATGCCGTTACAGCCAGCGCCGCGGTCAATGCCATGCGGCGGGAGTGGTGCGGCAAAAAACCAGAGGAAATATACAGCGGTGCACCGGAAAAACTGAAAAAACTCTACACCCTGATCAGAAGCGGGAAGCTCCTGATTAAAGTGGTTCCCAACGATGTCTTCGGCCTGATTCACGGCAAAGCTGGGGTGATTACCCTGAAGGACGGCAGCAAAACATCCTTTATCGGCAGCGTAAACGAAACTTACACGGGCTGGAAGTTGAACTACGAAATCCTCTGGGAGGATGATTCCGAGGAGGGGGTAAGATGGGTCCAGGAGGAATTCGATTACTTCTGGAACAGCCCCTATGCAGTGCCCCTGGCGGATTTTATCATTGAAGACATCAAACGGATTTCCGAACGTAAGATTATCCATTCGGTAGATGAGTGGAAAAAAGAGCCCGAGCCTGCTTCTACCGTCATTGAAGCTCCTGTCTACCGTGAGGAGCTGGGCCTGTGGGAACACCAAAAATACTTCGCAAACCTGGCCTTTAACGACCACAAAAAACACGGGGCAAGGTATGTACTGGCTGATATGGTAGGGCTGGGCAAGACGGTGCAGCTTGCCCTGTCAGCTCAGCTCATGGCCCTTTACGGTGACAAACCCATCCTGGTTATTGTCCCTAAAACCCTTTTATGGCAGTGGCAGGATGAGCTTTTGAACCTTCTGGATATGCCCTCAGCTGTCTGGAACGGCAGAGAGTGGGTAGATGAGAATGGGATCAGGTACCCCGCCAACGGGGACGGAGCCATAAAAAAATGCCCCAGGCGGGTAGGGATTATATCCCAGGGGCTGATTACCGCCAATTCAGAACAGGTACAGCACCTTTTGAATATTGAATACGAATGCGTTATTGTTGATGAAGCCCACAGGGCAAGAAGAAAGAATTTAGGCCCCGGCAAAGAGAACGAAAAACCGAACCCAAATAATTTGCTGAAATTCCTGCTTGAGATATCCAGACGCACCAAAAGCATGCTGCTGGCAACTGCCACGCCTGTCCAGCTGTATCCAATCGAAGCATGGGACCTCTTAAATATCCTAGCACAGGGCAGCGACAGTGTTCTGGGCAGTCCTTTCAGCATGTGGAGAAGATATCCTGCCAGAGCCCTTAACCTGATTATGGGGAAAGAAACCCTCGATCGTTTTGATAAGGAAAACTGGGAATGGATCAGGAATCCTTTCCCTCCTGCTTCCGAGGGAGCGACAACCTTCGGGCGCATCAGGCGGCAGCTCGGCATGTCAGATGACGAGTTCGTGATCAAACCAGAGGCGATTGAACAGTTGAGGGGCCCTGACAGAAGGAGGATCGGGAGGATAATCGACGATAATTTTATTACCGAACACAACCCTTTTATCAGACATATTGTGCGAAGGACGAGGGATTTTCTTGAAAATACCATCAACCCCGAAACGGGTGAGCCGTATTTGAAAAAAATTGAAGTAGAATTAATGGGGGAGAGCGATGAAGAAGCTATTGTTTTGCCGCCGTATTTGAAAGAGGCATACGGATATGCGGAAAAATTTTGCGAACTTTTGCAGAAGAGAATAAAAGGTGGAGGGTTTTTGAAGACTTTGCTCCTGAAAAGGGTCGGCAGCACCATGATTGCAGGCAAAAATACTGCAGAGAAAATGCTTTATAACTGGGGCGGGGTTGTCGATGAGGAAGACGATGAAGAAGACAATAGAGAAGAAGAAAAAGTTCTACAGCACGAAATCAGGGATCTGACTGACGGAGAAAGGGCATGTCTTATAAAATTCATAGAAACCCTTAATGCTAATAAAGAGAAAGACCCCAAATATATACTTTTGCTGAAACTTCTAATTGAGGATAATTGGATTGAGCGGGGATGTATTATTTTTTCCCAGTATTACGATTCTGCTTACTGGATAGCCGAGAATTTATCCGGTGATCTGCCTCATGAAAAAATAGGCATTTATGCGGGTGGAGACAAGTCGGGTATATTTGTTGGCGGCATTTATGAAAAGCGAAGTAAAGAAGAAATTAAACAGATGGTTAAACGTCGGGAGCTGAGGATATTAGTTGGCACCGATGCCGCCAGCGAAGGGTTAAATCTTCAGACTTTAGGCTCCCTGGTGAACCTGGACCTGCCATGGAACCCCACAAGGCTTGAACAGCGAAAAGGCAGGATACAGCGCATCGGGCAGGTTTATGACAGGGTTTATATCTACAACATGAGATATAAAGGTTCTGTGGAAGATAGGGTGCATTCCCTTCTTTCTGAAAGGCTTGCCAATATTCACAGCATGTTCGGGCAGATTCCTGATGTTTTGGAAGATGTCTGGATTCATGTGGCCCTGAATGATATTGAAGAAGCAAAACGGAAAATCGATGCCGTTCCTGAACAGCATCCCTTTGAATTGAGGTACCACGTTAATGTGGGCAGAGTCGATTGGGAAAGCTGTGCAAAGGTTCTGAATAGCAAGGAGAAGCGAAGACATCTTATGAATGGATGGAGATAACAGTTTTTTGAATCTGTAATTACTTGCCAAAACGTGAAATAGATTATTAAAAATTTAATTGAAGGCTTTTTTGAGGAATAGCAGTGTAATTTTTTTTACAAAAGGAGTAAGGCATGTGCCTCCATCTTTTTCCCAGCACTATCAGCATAAACTCCAACAGCTGCCTTCATTTTTATTTCAGCTTCTACTAAACCTTTTAATGCTCCTGCTATATCTATTTTAAAGCCCATAAAATCACGCCCTTTCTATGAGCATGTCAAGATAAATATCATTATTGTTTCCTAAATCTTGAATAATATATCTATTACCTTTAAGCACAAAAGAATCACCTTCTTTGATTAACTGAGCATTATCATCAAATACAACCATAAAATATTCCTTCTTGTTGTTTTTTATGATTCCACCATCACCTGCTGATAAGCTAATAGACGTATTCCCTTTATGATATAATCCTTCTATTATGCAAATATCTATAAATTCTCCAGAAGGTTGGTTGAATTGATCTAATTCTTCTCTTTTAACCGTTACTGTCTCAGGAAGCTTTTGTATAGCCTTAGCTATTCTTCTTTTTATCTTTTCTTTATTTATCACAATTCATCAGCCCTCTTTATATTACATGTTCTACTAGGCCTAAATAATCTAGCTAATCTCAAATAATATTTCTGTGATGAAGGAATATCCAGCCCAGGCAGTTTAATACTATCATCTTCTGCTTTAATTAATAGACCTTCATATGTTGCAGCATTGATATCATATATAGGGGTAGCTCCATCATCCTCTACCCCTATTTGATTCTTATCTAATAAAACCTGTAGCTCTGTATCATCAAAATAAGGGTTTTCACTTTCTCTTAAGTTGAATTTAAGCTCTTCTAATGGTGTCATCTTACTCACCTTCTAATGCAGCTATAAGTTCATCTTTCTTCATATCATAATATCCTTCAATATCCTTAGCTTTTGCTAAATCTTTAAGCTCTGCTACAGTCATTTCTTTGTAATTAGTTATAGGTTTATACCCTTGACTTTTATAAATAAGATTGTAAGCTCTTTCAGTAGCTTCAATAACTTTATCATCTTTTATATATTTAGGCATACTTAAACCTCCCTTTAAATAGTTTTAATGAGGGGAATAATCCCCTCTTAATTATGAAATAACGAACCCTGATGGTCTCAATACTGCAAATGCTTCATCCTTAATAGGTAAGAAACCAATCCTCATAGTTGCCTTAATTGCTACCATGTCTTGTTCTGCTAAGGCTAAAGGTTTACCATCACCCATAGTTACTGTATGAAGTGTTGCTTCTTTAAGGATTTCATACTCAATACCAGCTCTAATTCCAACAAGAGAATAGTTCCAGTTACCTGCTATTAGTTCAGCTTTAGTTTTATCCCAAGCTCCATTTCTAACAAACTCTATTGGGTTATTATAAAATTCTTTTTGATCTACTCCATTTACAAATAGCTGATTTCCGTTGGAATCTCTTAACTTTCTTAACCTATTTTTAATTCCATAATGAGCAGTGAAACCATTCACATCTAAACCACCATCTTCAATTAATGCCATCAAATCAGATACATCTAAATCTAAGCTTGCAGCAGTACCATCTACAATCTCATTATCAATTCCATCTGCTACAGAAAGAATTGATTTAGTAAATGGCGAATTAGTACCAAATAAACATGCAGCATCTATAGCCTTATAAAAAGCTTCTGCAATAGCTGGTCTAAGCTCACCAAAAACGTTTATAGTGGTATCATTTAGTTTTTCTTTTGTAACTGGAATAATCACACCAAGTTTTTTAGCTTCCATCTCAGGGAATATCCATTGAGCTGTGCTAGTTTGAATCCTCTCTGTTTCTCCTACCCAGTATGCACCTGGACCATCTGTCATAATAGAAAATTTCTTCTTATCTGACTTCATAGGTTCAACTTTAGAAAGTCTAAGTATAGATGAACCTCTGGCAACATCTTTCATTATCCCTGCAGCTTGCTCCGTTGGTACAAAACCTGTTAAGTTATCCTTCAAGTAACCTGAATCTGCAAATAATTGAAGATTAATATTGAAAAGTTTACTCATTTTTACATTCCTCCTGTTTAAAAAATTAATTTCTTTTTGCTTGATTCTCATAAATTGCCTTCATAAAATCGTCAGTACTGTTGTTTTCTAGAGTACTTGTCTTTTTCCCAAAGTTGCCTTGACTACCAGTGCTGGTAGTTGTAGATTCATCTTCAAACAAATAAGGATCACTATCCCTAAGCTTTTCTAGTTGTGTGTCTAGTCCCAAAAGCTTGTCTCCATCTTGCTTAATCTCATCTAAATCTAAAAGAGCCATAACAGCCTTAATATTTTTAGCTTTGTTATCTCTTAGGCTATTTTCTAGAGCAAAATTAAAAGCCTGCTCTTTGATTTTCTTTTCATACTCATCTGCAGACTTTTTATTAGCCTCTTCAAGCTCTTTTATTTTGTTCTGTAGTTCTTCATTACCTTTAGCTTTTTCAGAAAGGTCCTTTAGTTGTTTATCCCTTTCTTCAAGCATTTTTTTATATTCTTTTTTTTGCTCATTTACTTCATCAAAACGTGATTTAGGAATATAATCCTTATATGCTTGTTCTACACCTTTCTTTATGTCTTCATATTTCTCTGAAAGACCTAGTTTTTCTAATAATTCTTTAAGCCACTCCATATTATTCCCCTCCATCTTAAGTATTCTATTTACGGTTTTTTACGTGCCACCGAACCACGATAGTCTTTCCCTTTTACGCCAGAAATACCAAAGGGGCGAATTTAAGTACTAAAAAAACACCCTTTAGTTAGGATGCCTAGAAACTTATTTGTTGCCATCTTGCTTTCCTCCACCAGCAAATTCCTTTCCAAATTCTTTGTACCAAGCATCTAAAGTTGGATTACTTTCACCATCCAACCATTTTCTCAATTCTGTGCCTATTTCTTCCATGTCCTTTGGTATCACTGGCCATTGACTACAAAGACATTGTGGATGTGGTAATGGAGTTTTATCTATAGGAAAATTTCCTTTTCCTAAACCTTCATCATGGTTAGCATAGACATCGCATTCATCTTCGCCAAAAGGCAACACCTGCCTAGAGTAATGAGATGAAGAAAGTTCCCAATGCATAGCTTCGACAAAAGGATTTATTTCACTGCTTCTGACATTAGAAAGAAAAAAAGCATGGTTTATTGAAGTTCTAGCAAGTCTTTGAGCATTGTATTCTATCTTCTTTTTACCTACATTAGGATAAACCTTATTCCAATCCCATGTTATTCTTGCATCTGGATCAACATATTTTTGTATGTCCCTTGCAAACTCCTCTACTGATTTCTTTTCTGCTATAGCTCTTTTTAGCATATAAGCTATGTCTTTTTCCATCTTACTAGCATCAATCCATATTCTTTCAGAAAGGCCTTTATTATCATGGTACATAGTTCCATTCATGATTTCTAAAAGAGCTTCTTCAGGAACTCTGCTAAGTACGGTCCTAAATGTTCTATCAATATCCATGCCATATTTTTTACCAATCATATTAAAAAATGATAATTGAATCTCCTTTGCATATTCTGCAGCTTTTTTAATATATTTCTTGTCTGATAGAAATATTGTTTTACTGATTTCTTTTATCTTTTTATCTACTGATGTCATATAATCTTTAGCTAATCTTTCAGTAAGACTTCTTCTTTTAGAACCAATATACTTTACTTCCAATTCTTTTGAAGCTTCTTTATATATATTTCTGATATCTTTATAACTTAATTTGAATAATTTTAAATGATTTCTTCTAGCTCTATTTATAAGCTCCTGGTATTCAGAATTATTCTTCATCCTCATCACCATTTAACTCTTTGTTAACTCCACCCATAAAAGCATCTTGTAATAGTGCCTGCTCCTTTACTATCTGCTGTAGCTCCTGCTCTGCATCTTCTACTATGGACCATTTTTCAATATATGATTTTCTAGACCTTACTTGAGCATTAACCTCTGCTAAGTCATTTAACCTCTCTGTTTCATCATCTTCTGGTAAAGCATATAACAAATCAATATTTATAGAATAATCAAAATCAACATCTATTGATTTATCTATAAATGTTTTATACAGATGAATGATTTTCTCTATCATCCACTTAAGAGCAGGACCCCATACAGTCCACTTCTCATTGCAGCGTGTTATAAGCTGCCAGTATAAAGCTTTCATACTCTTTCCTGACTGCATAAGTCCTTTTAGCTGCTCTAACGATATATTCGGAACATTCAGAAGGTCATACATATCATTATTGATTCTATTCATAGTATTCTCAAATCTGCTGTCATAAGAAAATTTGCTTTCTACAGTTTTATAGTCTGCTTGATTTTCAGAAGTAGGATCTGTTTGAAGGTCAACTAATGCCCCTGGAGCTATTTTTAAATTTTTTAAACTATTTTCTGATGCATTTATAGCTACTCTTTCAGGAAACATATTAAACTTTAAGGCATCTATATCATCACTTTTTAGCTTGTTATAAATATTTTGATTATCCCAAAGTTCTTCTATATCAGATTCACCATTTATATCACCAGTAAGCCCATCATTGACTATAACTGTAGCTGGAATATAATCTATACCTATATACTCATTTTCTTTGATGCTTTCAACTAGATTACCATATCCATCATATATGCCCTCTGTAAGATAACACTTTCCATCCTCAAGCCAGTACACTTGTTTCCATATTCTCTGATCTGATTTATTTTCACTATCATTTTGTCCATAAAAAAAGATAATCTTCTGTAGATTATCAATGTCCTCTGGATCTGTTTCATATATAAACTCTAATGAAGGTCTAAATAGAACTTTAACTCCTTTTTTTTTATCAGCATTAAGCTTTAGAGCCACTCTTTTCCCAATAAAACAGTCTCTAGCTGCTTTTAAAAGTTTATCTGGAAACTTTGATTTTGTTAAAACTTTATCAACTATTCCCTGTAGTTTTCTAGCTTTATCTTCATCATTTTTATCTGAAGCTTTAATAGTTATCTCAGGAGTTCTAGAAAACATAAATCTAGCTTCTTCTTTTATTAGTTTTTTAGTCTTATTTGTCTTTATTTTAGTTGGTTTATAATCAAGATCAACGGGTGTTGACCAGTCTTGTCCTTTACCTTCATAGAAGTCATATAGAGCTATAATATCCCTCATATCTCTAAGTACTTGATTTCCATATAAACCTTCAAGTTCACTGAGTATAATCTGTGTATAGTCCATATTATTATCTTGCCCCCTTTCCT